CTTAATTATGTTGACGAAACTAAGTTGACTGATGCACAAAGAGCTAAGATTTGTGAAACCAAGACAATTCATCATTGTCAGAAACTTGTAAAGGTTGAGTATGAAATCAATCCTCAAAGAACTCCAGAGGATCAAGCAAAGCATGATGCGGAGCAAGAAGAAATTAAAGAAAAACTAAACGACTATGCTAACCATGTTTATAGCAAATGTTTAGTAAAAAATGGCATAGCATGACAAAGATAACCAAAATATTTGTTGATATGGACGGAGTCTTAGCTGACTTCGTCCGTGGTGTTGAAAGCTCTAAGTATCTTAACGGGCCGTTTGATAAACAAGCGGCCTATGACGATCAAAAACTAAAGTTTACTAATGCTGGTTTATTCCGAGATCTGCCACCTATGAAAGATATGCAAACTTTGGTTAATTATTGCAAGAACTGTGGTATTGATTGGGAGATTTTATCTTGCTCTGGCATGATAAATAGAGACAAAGCAACCAAAGATAAAATTTATTGGATTAGAAAATATGTACATCCAAGCGTTATCATTACATGCACCCTTAAAGGCAAAGACAAAGCAGTGTTTGCTAGACCAGAACACGTGTTGATTGACGATAAACAAAGCAATATTAAGGCGTGGCAAGACGCAGGTGGCTATGGCATCTTACATATTGACGCTAAAACCACGATAGATCATCTAAATAAGCTAAATGGTAAAAACCCTTACAGCTAGTTCTTAGTTGCGTAAATAAGAGCCAAAGAGTATTATCAATACTGTAGAAATGATTGTTGCAGGCATGGTGCTTGCAATGGCTAATTTTATAGGAGGCTGATTATGACTACGCATTTTACATCGGGTGTTACCAATGTCTCGTCTGACGGAACATTAGGTAAACTAAAAGCACCTGCACCACACAAGTATCATCAATACTTTAATGATTTTGATACTTACTTAGCGTCCGATTGGACAATAACTACAACTGAGGACGGGACTGGTTCTGCCACAGAAGCACTTGCTGATGGTGACGGCGGTTTATTGTTAATAACAAACGCTGCTGGCGATAACGACCACGACTTTTTTCAATTGGTTAAAGAAGGTTATAAGTATGAAGCGGGCAAACAGATCGGGTTTCACATTAGATTTAAAACTAATGACGCTACTCAGTCTGATATTGTCGCTGGTTTACAATTAACTGACACAACACCATTGGACGTAACAGATGGTGTGTTTTTTCTAAAAGAAGATGGAGCTGCAACAATCAGCTTTATCGTTGAAAAAGACAGCACACAATCTACTTTAACTTTGCCTAACTCTTTGGCAGATGACACTTTTATGACATTAGGATTCATTTATGATCCAAAAGATCAAAAGTTTCATGTGTACCAAAATAATGTTCTAGCTGGCACAGTGGTAAGCACTAATGCACCAGACGATGAAGAGCTTGCTCTCTCCTTTGGTATTCAAAATGGTGCTGCTGCTGCAAAAACACTTACAGTTGACTATGTAGGTGCTTACAAAGAAAGAACAGCAGTTACAGAGCTATAGGAGTAGATAATGGCTGATACAGTTACCTCACAAACCATTCAAGATGGTGAGAGGCTTGCTATATTAAAATTTACTAATGAATCTGATGGCACAGGCGAATCTTCTGTTAAAAAAGTCGATGTTTCGGCACTCAAAGCAGATAGCAAAGGCAGAGCTTGTAGTAGCGTAGCTATTGCAAGAATCCATTGGTTTTGCCGAGGCATGGGTGTTGATATCGAGTTTGATGCTAGCACTAATGTTTTAGCTGTAACTTTGGCTCCAGATAGTTCTGGTGACGAGTATTTTGACCAGTTTTCTGGAATACCAAATAATGCAGGTTCAGGCGTAACGGGAGATATCGACTTTACAACGGTCGGACACTCTAGTGGCGATGCTTACTCTATCATTTTGATATTAAATAAAAATTACGGCTAATGGCTGTAAAAAAACCAAAGCGTAGGGCAAAACAAGTTCGACGCACTGTTGGCAAGGGCGGTAATTATCGCCCTACCAAACAGGGAGCAGGCATGACGCGTAAAGGCATAAAAGCCTATCGCAAGAAGAATCCAGGCTCTAAATTAAAAGGTGCTGTAACAGGTAAGGTCAAAAAAGGTAGCAAGGCCGCAAAAAGACGTAAGTCATTTTGTGCTAGATCTTTAGGCCAACTGAAAAAAAGTTCAGCTAAAACAAGAAATAACCCTAATTCTAGAATTAGGCAAGCAAGAAGAAGGTGGAAGTGTTAAATGATTGTTAGAAAAAACGCAAGAAAAAAAGTAAAAAAAGTAATAAAAGGTTTAAAAAAAGCAAGCAACACGCATGCTAAACAAGCTAAGACTTTAGAGACATTGAAACTAAAGAAAGGTGGAAAAGCCAAGAAAAAGTCTGGCGCACCAAGTAATGTTGCTAATCCTAGCTTATATGCGAGAGTGAAAGCAGAAGCTAAACGAAAGTTTGATGTTTACCCAAGCGCGTACGCAAACGCTTGGCTAGTAAGAACTTACAAAAAGCGTGGCGGTAAATACAAAGGAGCTAAAAAAGCTGTTGGTGGTGGTGTTAGTAACAACAATTTAAAACCAATACCAGCTGATAATAAAGGCTTGCCTAAATTACCTAAACGAGTTAGAAACAAAATGGGTTTTATGAGTGGCGGCGGACGCGTAACAATGGTTCAGGGCAGAGGCTGTGGCGCAATGATGGATTCAAAACGCAAAAAAACTAGAGTTCCAAGAAGCTGATGGTTGCCAAGGGTAGCACTATAAGACGCAAACTTAGACAAGGAAAAAAACTGGGTTTTAGTGAGCGAGCCTCAGCCAAAGCAAGAGGTTTAATAAAACGATCAGATGGCACCAAAAGAAAGAGTGCTAAGTATAAAAAACGATTAAAACGAAGATTGTCCCGATGAGAAAAAAAAGAGATCCAAAAAAAGGCACAGGTAAAAAACCTAAAGGTTCGGGCAGACGCTTATACACGGACGAAAATCCTAAGGACACTGTTAGCATTAAGTTTGCTACTATGAAAGATGCAAATGCTACTGTTAATAAAGTAAAACGCATAAAAAAACCGTTTGCTAGAAAAATACAAATTTTAACGGTGGGTGAACAGAGAGCCAAAGTTATGGGTAAAACCGGTATTGCTAATGTGTTTAAGCGTGGTAAAGAGGCTATAAGAAGGACTAGGAAGAAGTAATGTCATTAAAAGAATGGTTTGGCAAAGGTCCCAAAGGCGATTGGGTTGACATAGGTGCGCCCAAGAAAAAAGGTAAATTTCAAAAATGTGGACGAGCTTCTGCAAAAGGATCAAAGCGTAAGTATCCAAAATGCGTGCCAAGATCTAAGGCTAAACGTATGACTAAGTCACAAATAAGATCAGCGGTCACTCGTAAGCGTGCAAAAAAACAAGGTGTTGGTGGCAAACCCACTAATGTTAAAACTTTTGCTGCAAAAGGTGGTATGATTAATAATAATTCAAACATGGGTTTGTTTGGAAGGAGATAAAAAATGAAAGGAACTAAATACAAATCTAACGGCGGCGGTATGATGAAAGGAACTAAATACAAAGCTAACGGCGGCGGCATGATGAAAGGCACTAAAGCTAGACCTATGGGTGGAGCTATGGGCAGTCCTAAAGTTTTTAGTAAAGGCGGAGCTGCTTACCAAAGCGAAATGCAAGCTAATCCAGGCATGAGCAATATGCCTAAGTCTGTAAAATTGTCTTTAGGTGGCGATATAGCAAAAATTAAAAGCACAAAAGGTAAGTCTCGAGGTGGCGGTATGATGAAAGGCACTAAATACAGCGCAAAAGGCGGAAAAAGGTAATACTTTTTAATTAAATAAGGTGGCGTATTTAATATCAAATATCCCGCAATTTAAATGCTGGGTAAGAAAAGAGTTTACAACCAATCACCAACATGGGCATGGTGAGTATTTACATGCCTTGGCTTTTGCGGTAAACACAATCCCAGATAGATCTCTTTCCTTTCAAGTGGTATTTACTGGTTGTGAAACTGATTTTGAAGGCTATCCTGATGAAAATGTACATGGTGGAGCCATGTGGGCAAGGATGCCAATACAAGCATTGATCGGTGATATACCCTTACCAGAGTGGCCAAAATCAATGGAGGATCATCTAGCACAACCTTGGGACTGTTTGAGTCACCATCATAGCGTGGTTATTTTAGATCGAGTAAGCTCAAGTCCTTGGTATTGCAAAATAGGTGGTGAGTTTTATCTCGGTAAATACATGTTTACCGTTGACTATACTGAACACTCAATAGCTGATGATCCGGCACAACACAAACAAAGCCATGTGTTATACTTGACTGACGCTGGTGAATACACAGGTAATTTTGTTGCTTTACCAAATAACCGCGTTAGAGCAACTAATCCAGCCTTATGGAGAACAGGTGAGGGGCCACCAGATTTTTCTCCATCACAGTGGGTTCATTCAGCTGAGGCACATGAGAGTTACACAGATCCGGTAATTACATTTGACAATTTATATGCCTCGGACGAAGATAGAGAGTAATTATGGCATTATCAGGCAGTAAAGATTTTGAATTAGATGTAGCTGATTACATTGAAGAGGCTTTTGAGCGTTGCGGTTTAGAGCTTAGAACAGGCTATGATCTAAAAAGTGCTACACGCAGTCTCAACCTTATGTTAGCAGAATGGGCAAACAGAGGCTTGAACCAATGGACTGTGCAAGAAAAAACTCTTGATATGGTAAAAGATACAGCGACATACAACATTGATAGCACCAATGCTACCGCGCCCATCGATGTGTTAGACGTGTTTATTAGAGAAACAGTGGGCACAGAAACGACAGATCTTCCGCTGACAAGATTAAGTAGAGCAGAATATTCACACATAACTACGAAATCTAGCACTGGTAAGCCTAATCAATTTTTTATCAACAAACAAACAACACCAACAATTAAGGTTTGGCCTACACCTGATAAGTCAAGCACTTATGTTGTGCACATGAATGTGCTAACAAGAATGGATGATGCGGATGCTGGTGCTAACACATTAGATATGCCATTTAGGTTTTATCCATGTTTGGCTGCTGGATTAGCTTATTACATGTCATTGAAACGAGCGCCAGATAGAACAGGCTTACTTAAAGGCTTGTACGAGGAGGAGTTTCAAAGAGCACTGTCAACAGACGAAGACCGTGCATCATTTAACATCACACCTAACTTAAGGAGTTACAATAACGCATAATGGCTTTTGCATCTGGTAAAAATTCATACGGTATTTGCGACATTACTGGTTTTCGATATAAGTTGCGTGAAATGCGTAAAACTTGGGATGGTTTGTTGGTAGGACCAGACCAGTGGGATGAAAAACACCCACAATTACAGCCAAAACCATCTGCTGTAGACCCTCAAGCAGTAAAAGATCCAAGACCTGACACCGCAGACGACAACTCTAAATTTTTGGTTTACACAAATGTTGGTGATGGAAAATTAGGTAGTTTGCTTACAACTTTTTCTGTAAGTTCTGGTGTTGGCGAAGTAACGGTGACAACATGAGTTTTACATTAGCTACATTAAAGACAGCAATACAAGATTATCTT